TCATGCCCTGGACTTCTCTCTCTCTCTCTTGATTTTTCGCAGTTGCATTTTAGCAAATCCGATAATCCTAGTAAACCTGCCAATCGATTTCGATTGCTTACGCAATCCCTACTACACACGATAATCTAGTTTCCCCACTTTGTTTTATTCTGTAGGGGAAAACTAGCGATTATCTAGTTTCGTATCGGTCGATTTCGGTTGACAAGAATTATTATCGTATTTGCATATTCGATTACCATTACTCATACAAGTGTGAGAAATATACTGAGATGTCAATGAGAGATGTTTCAGTAAGATAACTGAAAGGAGCGATTATGCAACATGAAGTAATATTATCAGAAAAATATGACAATACCAAAAAGGGTTTGGGTTTCATATATCAAGCTGAGATAGCTGAAGATGATTTGAGATCTATTGAGTATGATCTCAATTCGCAGATACCAAGACTTGAAAAGAGGAAGGAATCAGCTCAGAAAGCTGTAGACACTCTTCAACGCAAGATGAATATGATTCAACAAGACAATGGATCATACATTGGTACTCACGATGCATACATGAACAATCAAGAAGTAACTGGTAACAAGTTACAAAACTTGTCAATGGGTATGCACAATTTGAGTTACAGTGTTGAGTTACTGGATCTTCAGATTCAAGCTACAAAGGATTTCTTCAAAGCAATTATTGGTAAAGATTATGTACCATACAGATCAAAGCCAATGAGTATTGACAAGAAGAAAGAGAATATCAAAGTGTCAAACATGTGGTATGCAAAACATGGACACAAGGTAGATCCAGTTCTTGAGATTGGTACAACTGTTCCATTGGAGAATTTGGATCAGTAATACATAGTGTGAGGGGGTTGAAATATACCCCCTTACATCTAAAAAAAAATTGGTTTACAATAACCGAAAGCGAGGGCTTATGAGAACAAGATGATATAAGACTTGAGGTCATGCTTACTGATAGCCAGTAAGATAGATAACATCATGTGATGTTTGACAGGTTTATATCATGTTCGAGGATAGTAATAGCGATACTCTTAAAACTTGGTAGTGGATATTTGAGTGCTAACCAGGAGAACTACTGTGTAAGTAAATGAAAGGATTAATTATGAAACCAACTATGGAACAACTAAAAGATATAATATGCAAAGTAAACCGCATATCATCAGATTGTAAGATTGTAATATGTGGAGATGTATTTGTTAGTGAGTATATGTTTGATGAGGGTAAAACAAGTCAAACTCTAACAAAAGAATTTACAAGTATCAAAGAGATAGCTGTAAGATTTACTCAGGAGGGAGAAAGAGATGAAGTCAGAATATATGTTGAAGAACAGTGATATTGTAGACAACAACATGAGGTTGTATTTCTATGTAGCAGATAAGATGATCAAAGATCCTAGATGGAAAAGATTGCCTAATTATTGCCAAAATAGTAGTATAACTACAGTATTTATTGCTTGTAAAGAGCAAGTCGAAAGGAGAAAGGGATATGGAGACACCAGAAGTGTGTCCAAAGTGTAATGGACATCAGTATATTGAAGATGATTTGTGCTATTACTGTGTGGAAAGTAATAGTTCTAGTTATAGTTTTTTAACAGAAAGGAATGAAAATGATATTCAGAACAGCGACAAGGTTTGGTTACCGAATACTTAGAGGTGTAGCAACAAGTGCAGCATATGGTTATGTCAAGCGTAGAGGTATTTGGTACTACCGAATACTTCTTGATGAGGATTTCTCATACATAATTACAAGATATTACAAACGACACAAGGTTGTGCGTGATGTTGATAGAGATTACAAACGAAAGGAACAGAACTATGGAGAATTTGGAGAGCCAGATAACGAGCCTGGATCAAAGACTGAATCTAGCTTTGGTTGAGAAGATCAACAAAGAGATTAAAGATATCAAAGTTAGATTAGACAATCTTGAGAACAATCAAGATAATTTATCTAAAGATGAAAAGGAGTGGTTAAATGGTAGATCAAAAAGTTCTAAACAATAAGAAGCTACCGAAGATTGAGAAGATAGCACTTCTCAATGATGAGCTTCGTAAGAAACTAATTAGTGGAGAGTTATTCAAAGCTGATAGTAAAGACAAAGCATATATTACTAGAGGAGCTAGTGTATTTGTAAATGGTATGAATAGAATGCAGTTCTTAAATAATGTTGCTTTGTATAGAAATTTTACAGAAGATAACAATCCATATGGAGAAAGAGACTTCGGAAACTTTATGTATCAGAAAGAAAAGATTTTCTGGAAGATAGATTATAAAGATAATTCTATGATGTATCATAGTCCAGATGCATCTGATCCTAGTCAGACTATAAGAGTATTGACTATAATGAAAGCGAGTGAGTGGTAGTATGAATGATGTACAAAATTTTATTGATGAGTTAAAAAATGTCAGAAAACTTATTATGAGTCCTAAACCAAGGATTACTAAGTTTGATGATGCTGTTAATATGATAGAGAATATTATTGGTAAATATCAAGCTATCATTGATGAAAACGAAAGGGATAACAATGAGCATAATGGGTAGAGCATTTCTTGACAATCAAGAACAAGCACATGATCGTATGGATTATTACTATGATCGTGAAAAGAAACTAAAAGATATTCTTACAAGTCTTGCCGAAGTCAAAAAGATTTTGGAAAGACAGCTCAAAGAAGTTACTGATGAGATAGATAAGTATGAGAATGAAAACTTTGAATCTATATCATTGAAAGAAGTTGAAGATGCTATTGAGCCAGTAGAAGTTCTAGGGCAGCCGAAAGGATAACTGCCCTAGTTTTTCTCAGAAGGAATTGAAAGTTATTTCGTAGCTTTACATTTTATGAAAATCAAGGTATTTTTTTGTATGGCTTATGCACTTACAGAAAAGTTCCAGAAACAGCTGATTTCTCAGTTCGTTGAGAAACGAAAGGAGCTGGGATTGACACAAAATGCTTTGGATAGAAAGATGAATGTCGCAATAGGACTTGTATCTAAGTGGGAAGTAGGAATCCGAAAACCATCTGGGTACTTGTTCTGTTGCTGGGCAGAAGCTCTTGAGTGTGAGCTGTGGCTAAAAAGAAAAAACTAATCAAAATACCTGGTTGGTGGTTTTTCAATAAGACACCAGAAGAAAAACAAGAGTATCAAAGATGTCATTGTGGTAAGATAGGAATTTACAGTAATGACTATATGCGTACATGGTTTTGTACCGAACACATGAATATGAAAGGAGATCCAAATGATGAGGATATCGCAAGAAAATCCACTTAAGATTAAGTATGTCCTGGAGTATGAGACTTCAGAAATACCAATGAATCCAGATTGGATTAAGAAGAAGATTGAGAATGTAACTAATACTATTAACAATCATTTTAAAAGAAATAAAATGAAAGGTCATAGAATATATATGAGAAAGGTTTATGATCAAACATAAAGAAAGGAATAAACAAATGATAGATACAAACCCAGATTATTATACTAATGGTAGATACCATTTAACAGATGTTATACTTGATTGGGATTTAGATTTTCTACAAGCTAACATTGTAAAGTATGTCAAAAGACATAACATAAAAGGTGGAGAAGAAGATCTGTTAAAAGCTGCTTGGTACTTAAACAAGTTATTGGAGATAAATTATGGTACAACACTTGAAACAAATCTTGAATCGATTAGGGATAGTAAAAAGAAAGAAGATTGAAGATCCTATCGTATTGATAAGGAGGAAAAGAAGATTTGTTACTAAACTAGCTTACAAGTATTTTACAATGGAAGAAGCTGTTGAGTTTGATAGATTGTACAATAGTAAGTATGTAAAAGATAACAAAAAAGTGTCAAATGTGGTAAGACTTTTGATGACTAAATACAAACAAGAAAGGGAACTATGGCGAAGAAGAACAAGATGAATACTTCTTTTATTATTCACGAAGATATGCAGCGTGAAGAAATGAAAGGACTTGGTGGTACAGATGCCAAAGAAATTGTAAATGGTAATTGGAAAGATCTGTGGGAGATCAAGACAGGTAAGAAACCTCCTGTAGATCTATCAGATATTTTACCAGTACAACTTGGTATCGTGACCGAAGATTTCAATCGAGAATGGTTTACAAAAGAAACACAAATTCAAGTACTTAAACCAGGTATCATACAATCTAAACTTGTAGAATTTTTGTATGCAAGTGTTGATGGTATTACAGATAGTGGTTGTATATTTGAAGCAAAGCATGTCAGCCCATTTTCGTTCAAAGATGTTACGCATAGATATTATCCTCAGATACAACATTATCTGATGGTTACAAGATTTCAGAAAGCGTATCTATCTGTACTGATTGGTAATTCTCAACACAAGATCTATGAGATTGAGAGAGATGATGAGTTCATCAAACAAATGTTTTATGCTGAGTGTATGTTTTGGAATTTTGTTATGACAAATGTACAGCCACCAGACTTTGTTGCTTTTGATCAGTTCAAAGGAGATGGTAAGATTGTTGAGAATAATTTAACAAGAATTTATTTGAATGGAGAACAAGCGTATGAGTTTGAATTACCCAATAGCAGCTGGTTACAAGAAACAGAACACTAGCAAAAATGCAGCCAATGACATAAACAAAAAGCTGCCATATTTAAGAACTAAAGTATTACAGATAATAAAGAATAAAGGTAGTTATGGAGCTACACCAG